AACCGGGAGAAGGTTGCCGCCCGGCAAAAGGCGTATCGCGAGGCCAACCGGGAGGCGTATAACGCGTATATGCGGGAGTATATGCGAAGCCGAAGATTGGCCAAAGAGAAGAGAGCGGGGTGAGGGGGGGTGAAATTCACGCCTGAGGAACTCGCCGAGATGGCGGCGGCAGATGCGGAGATTGAAAAAGACTTTTCCTTGACGCGTGAGGAACGCATAAGTGCAAATGCGCGGGACAGGGAAGCGGAACGCGAAAACAAAACCGCTCGGCAGCGCTACGATTCTGCCTACTACCTCGCCCACAAGGAAGCCAGAAAAGCATATAAAAAGGCTTGGGATGATGCGAACGCGGAGCATGAGAAAGCTCGCAAAAAAGCTTACTACGAGGCCAACAAAGGGCGCATCCGGGAGTGGAAAAAAGAGTGGTATCAGGCGAACAAAGAAAGGATCAACGCGAAAGCAAGGGAGAGAAAAGCGGCAAAGAAAGCCGCAGAAAAGCAGAGGTAAAAGGAATGGAAATTGGGGGAAAAGAATGGACACCGCAGGAAGTGTGGCAGATCATCGGAGAGCTGAGCCGGATTTCCGCAGGGCTGGCAGAGGCTTTTGCAAAGAAGCCGGAGAAGGCATACTATACCATTCCAGAGGCGGTGGAGCTGCTGGGTGTTACCCGAAAGACGGTGATCGCCCACATCCGCGCCGGAGATTTCGGGGACATCATCGAGATCGATGCCAGACATATCCTCATCCCGGCGGAAGGCATGCAGCAGTATCTTGAAAGCAGGAAAACGCCTGCACGCCGCCGGAGAAAAAGAGCTACCGCACCGGGGCCGATTTGAAAGGAGGAAGGCATGGCAAGCACGATCATTTGCGTTCTGCTTTTATCTGCGGCAATCGCCGGGCTTGTCATCGCCGTGGACAAGTGAGACTGCGCGACTACTGGCCTTCCGCTGCGCTGATTCTTTTGCTTGCGGCGGTGGCGTTTTCAAAAGAGATTGGGAGGCTGTTTACATGAAAGAGCTTTACGCACAGCTTTGCGCGGCTTATGGGTGGACGCCGAGCACAAAAGGTTTTATCTGCTTTTGCTCGCTCTCCACGCTGCGCAAGCTTTGGGCAAAGAAAATGAAAGGGGAATGAAAAGATGAGGCATCCGCAAAACAACTGCCGGCTTTTCGGCGAGTATATGGGGAGCTGCAAGCGCCTGGGGGTGCAGCCTACGGCAGAGAGATGGCGCCTTTATGTGCGCTGTTTCTTCGGTGTAGTCAATGAGTGAAACTCCGATCCCATGCATGGGCTGTGTTGTGCTGAGGAAGCACGGCTGCAAGATGCAGACATGCTGCGCAAAGGTAAAACGCTGGAATCGCAGAATGTACGAGGCTGCCCTCACAGAGCACGAAGTCAGAAGCAAGCTTAAAACGCTCAGAAGGCAGCGCAGGAGATAAGGAAATGGCATACTTTGAAAATCTTTTTACCGGAGAAAAAGTGCCAGAAGAAGACGCATATAAGTACGCGATGGACAAATGCCAAAAAGATGCGGCGCTTAAAAAAGAATATGAAGATGCCACAGTGTTTTGGTACTTCTCCGGCGATTGGGTGAAAGGAGACTAAAATGGCCGTACAAACATCATACCTGAAAACAGGTGTAATCAAGATTGGGGATCACTTTTCTTTTGTGGATGGGGAAACTCTTTTCGAAGTGATGGAAAAGGCTGCAAAAAAAGCGGCGCATGACACTGGAAAAACGGAGTTTGCCGGGGAGATTTACATTTCCATTCGCGATCTTTCCAGCGAGACTTTCAAAAAGTGGGATGGTGAAGAATGGAAGGAGTAACGGAGTACGATAGATTCATCGTACCGATCGAAATCCATTTCCCAAAAGGGAAGGTTTGCTGCGAGTGGTGCAATCTCTCATACAGAAATCGAAAAGGGCATATCGCTTGCTCGCTTTCCGGCGAGGAAATGCTTTCCCCGGCAGAAACGATCGGATTTTCGTGCCCCATCAGGAAGGAGGAAGCGTGATGGAGTTTCGTCTTTTAGCTGCCGATGAAATCGATGCAAGAGTTGGAAGCATCTCAGAAAAAGGATGCACCTTGCTTTTGTACAAGAACGCCCGTGTGGACATGATGATCCTTGATGAAACCGTCGGCGCTGACCATTGGCAGCGGAAGCACTACGAGTGCAAAGGGAATCTGTTCTGTTCCGTTGGAATCAAAATCGGAAGTGAGTGGATCTGGAAAGATGATGCCGGATCGGAAAGCAACACCGAAAAAGAAAAAGGAGAAGCTTCCGACAGTTTCAAACGTGCTTGTGTGAATTGGGGAATCGGGCGGGAGTTATATACCGCTCCCCGCCAAATTTGGATTCCTTCGGGAAAAGTCTTGGTAGAACAGGCCCGGGGAAAATACACGACAAGAGATCGCTTCTACGTTGAAAAAATTGCATACAACGACAAAAGGCAGATTGTAGGCGTATCTATCCGCAGGGAAGCGCGAAAAGACCGGCAGGACGAAAGAGTATATGTATACTCGGAGGCGAAAGCATGAGTCAGTCGATTATGGGGACAGCAAAAGAAAGCTATCTTTTCCCTCATTCACAGCAAAACCTTGAAAAGCATCATATCTTTTTCGGGAATCCGAAGAGAAGACTTTCCGAGGAATGGGGATGCTGGTGCTGGTTGACCGCAGAGGAGCACAGAGGGACAGAGGGCGTGCATAACAATCGCGCCCTTGACCTTCAGCTGAAAGCAGAATGTCAACAAGAGTTTGAAGCGCTTTATGGACACGAGAAGTTCATGGAAGTATTCGGGAGGAATTATTTGTGAGCTATGACCTTATGGAGAAAATGGCTTCCTTGACCTCTCTTTTGGATGCAGCAATCCGGCAGCTTGGAAAGCGCGGGGAAGCGTTTGCAAGCGCAAAATGTGAATATCAAGTGGAGCTTGCAAAAGAGATGTTGACGCTGAGAGAAAAGGGACAGCCTGTCACACTTGTGCCGGATTTGGCGCGAGGAACGCCGAGAATTGCAAAGCTGAGATTGCAAAAGGATCTTACTGAAGCGCTGTACAAATCCGCTCAGGAAGCCATACAGAGCTATAAACTGCAAATCAGAATTATAGATTCTCAAATTCAAAGAGAATGGGGGAAAACAGGTGATTAACAGTGCTGTTTTGATGGGCCGCTTGACCGCAGATCCAGAGCTGCGAACGACACAGAGCGGGAAAAGTGTTGCGTCTTTCTCGCTGGCGGTTGACAGAGACTTCCAGCAGAACGGCGAGAAACAGGCTGATTTTATCAGCGTTGTCGCTTGGGGCAAGACTGCGGAGTTTATCGACAAGTATTTTCGCAAGGGACGGATGATCGCTGTTGTAGGCCGCATCCAGACCCGTACATACACCGACAAGGACGGGAACAACCGGAAGGTTGTAGAGGTAGTAGCCGACAAGGTGAGTTTCACCGGCGAGAAGGCCGACACGGCAGCGCAGGAACCGAGCCGGATCGAAGGGTATGAGCCGGCAAGCAAGACGAGAAGCCCTGTAGCAAATACAGTCGATATGCACGAAAACACAAACTCGGAAGATTTCACGGAAATTTCAAACGATGACGATCTTCCCTTCTGAAGATTGGAGGGAAGACAATGCCAAACCGGATCATCAAAGAAAGCCTTTGCAGCAGTGAAAAAATAGCTTTGCTTACGGATTTTGAGTTTCGGTTGTGGATCGGATTGATTACACAAGCTGACGATACCGGAAGAGGAGACGCAAGACCGGCGATAATAAAAGGGCATGTATTCCCGCTGAGAGACAGGATTACGGTTAAAGATATTTCTGGCGCGCTCCACGGACTGGCGGCCAAAGGCTGCATTTCCCTCTACGAGATAGACGGGAGATCCTACTTTTGGTTCCCATCTTGGGCGAAACATCAAAGGATCAGAGACGCAAAGTCTAAATTTCCTGCTCCACCCTCGGAAGAGCCCCTTGCTGAAGCCGAAAATGAATCTCCGCTGGATTTTGCGGCGACTCGCGGCAACTCGCGGCGAACCGCGGCGAACCGCGGCGAACCGCCGCAACTCGCGGCCTTAATCCAATCCAATCCAATCCAATCCAATCCAACTATTTCTGCGACGAGCGCAGAAAACGAAGAAACAGAAATCGAACTGGTTTTGAATACGGGAGCTTTATACCCTATCAGCAAAGAAAAAGCAGATAGGTGGAGAGAGCTATACCCTTCCGTTGACGTAAGCCAGGAACTCAGAAACATGGCTGCATGGCTTGAAAGCAACCCCACAAAGCGAAAGACCAAAAACGGGATATTGAGATTTTGCAATGGGTGGCTCTCACGAGAGCAGGACAAAAAGCAAGAGGGGGGGAGTTACTCCCAGGAGAGCAAAAACATAGGCGATTCTAGCTCGCAAGAGTATGTTCAGCCAGTACCAGAAATGGACGAGCATAGAGTGCTGATTGATCCAGAAAAGCCGTTTGACCTGATGGAGCTATTGCCATGAGCGTAGAAGCTGAAATGAGCGTGCTGGGCTGCATGATGCTTGACGAGGAGTGCGCACGCACTGGATCTGATTTCCTTGGGGACGAGATGTTTTCACATCCTAAAACCAGAAGGATCTTTCAAGCGATAGCGGATCAGTACTGGAAGGGATTACCGGTTGACGGCGCTACAATCGCCTCTGTTTTGCCGAAAGAAGACCGGGCGGATGTTATCAAGCTGGCTCAATATGTCCCGACTGTAAGCCATTTTGATGCTTACGCGAAAATTGTGCGCGACGATTGGCAAAACCAAAAGATTCGAGAGTGGCTGGAAGAGTATATTTTCTCGATTCAAGGGCGCAGCACAGAAGAAAATCTGACATCCCTCCAATCTTTTTTGGAAAGCCAAAAGGAAATAGAAAACACCAAAAGCGCCGTTTCTTTCACCACGGTTGCGCAGGAGCTTTCAAAGTGGCTTCAAAATGGTAAAGATGCGTGCACGATTTTGTGCGCATACAGGGCTATTGACAGGGCCATGGGAGGATTCCTCAGAAAGTCATACACGGCTATTTGCTCTCGGCCCGGAGGAGGGAAAACGGATTTTGCAATAAACCTGCTCATGAGGTTCATGAAGCGAGGGTACAAGGTTTTGTATTTTTCTCTAGAAATGCCGAGACTTGAGCTGATGCAGCGTATAACATCAAGCATAACAAAAATTGATGGCGTAAGGATTCGAGATAAAGAGCTTCAGGAAGCCGAAATTTCAACTGTGGAAGCAGTCATGACTTCTCTGGACAAGACCAACAAGATCAGCTTTATCGACGATCCGCGCCTTTCAGTAAAAGACATTCGCCATTACATTCATGTGATGAAACCTGATGTTGCCATTATCGATCACATTGGCCTGATACAGAGAGAAGATACAAAAAACGCTTATCGAGAACTTGGGAAAATCAGCAACGAGTTAAAGCGTATTGCGAAAGAAAGCGATATTGCGCTGATTAACCTTGTGCAGCTCAACAGAGCAATAGACAGCCGGAAAGAAAAGGAACCCCAGCTTTCCGACATTCGAGAGAGTGGAGACATCGAGCAAGATGCCGATTATGTCATGTTCATACAGCCGGATGAGGATATGACAGAAAAAAATCTTTCCGGTGAAGGATGGGTCGAGGCAAGCTTATACTTGCGAAAAAACAGGCATGGAAAGATTGGAACTTTTAAGTTTCATTGGCAACCGCAGTATCACACATACACGGAGGTGGAAACAAGATATTGAACAGAACAGAAGAACTGATTCGAAAGAACCGATCAGCAGTGGAGCGCATTGCAAAAGAAGCAAAAAAGAGAATCGGAGAAAATCCGTGGTTTGCTTATGAATGGGGAAAAGAACGGATTGACGCTATTATGCACGGTGATTGCGGCGCTTATGAGTACGGGATCAACCGGCTTGTGGAGGTAATGGGGCTGTGAAAATCCTTGTTGCTTGCGAGGAAAGCCAGGCAGTGACAATCGAACTGCGAAACCTGGGACATGAGGCATACAGCTGCGATATTCAAGAATGCTCAGGGGGACACCCTGAGTGGCATTTGCAGTGTGATGCCCTGGAATTGCTGAAAATGCGGTGGGATATGATTTTAGCGTTTCCTCCGTGTACATATTTATCCAATGCAGGAGCAAAACATCTCTTTCGAGGGGGAATTATCAACCAAGAGAGATACCAAAAAGGGCTCGAAGCAAAAAAATTCTTTTTGAGATTTTGGGAAGCTGACTGCCCCCGAATCTGCATAGAAAATCCAGTATCAAGCAAAATTTACGAGATGCCGCCGCACAGTCAGGAGATGCAGCCTTGGATGTTTGGCCATCCCGTCCAAAAGAAAACCAGGCTCTGGCTGAAAGGACTGCCGCCTCTGAAACCGACCAATATAGTAAAGCCCGTATGTGGTTGTCATGAGGCTGGAACTTGGTTTATGAAGGGTGGAAAGGAAAGGCAGAAAAACAGGGCAAAAACTTTTCCGGGAATCGCTCAGGCAATGGCTGAACAATGGGCGGGAAAGTGTGGATCTTAAAGGAAAGGGAAAGCGAGGAACAATTAAATGGACGAAACAAAAATTATAAGAGGGTTCAAGGTGTTCAATCCTGACTGGAGTTGCAAAAATAAACAGTACACTTGCCCCGGCATATTTGAAGAAAATGTTACCCCTTCCGTTTGTGATAGAGGGATGCACTTCTGTAAGAAAGCGGGTGACTGCTTTAATTATTACAGTTTCAACCCGGAAAACAAGGTTGCGGAAGTGATTGCCCTTGCTGATCGCACCGTTGAGGACGGCGACAAATGCGCTACGAATTACCTTGAAATCGTCCGTGAAATCAGTTGGCAGGAACTTCTTGAAATTGTGAATACGGGAAAGGGCTGCACCGGACTTTGCAACAGCGGCGATGGCAACAGCGGCAACCGGAACAGCGGCAATTGCAACAGCGGCAACCGGAACAGCGGCAATTGGAACAGCGGCGATTGCAACAAGTGCAGTTTTTCCAACGGGTGCTTTAATACGGCTGTACCAAAAATTTACTTGTTCAATAAGCTGTCTGACTGGACTTATAAAGACTGGTGCGATAGCCCCGCCTGGTACATCCTAAATAAAATGCCTGGTAATCTTGAATATGTCTCGTACGAGGATATGACGGATGAAGAAAAGGCAGTGCACCCGGAAGCCAAAATTACAAGAGGTTATCTGAAACAGCTTGAAAATTCCGAACGCAGATCTATTTGGTGGAAAAATCTTAATGCTCATCAAAAATCTATCATCAAATCAATTCCAAATTTTAACAAAGAAATTTTCAAGGAAATTACTGGAATTGATGTTGATGAAGTTAACGATCATAGAGGAGAAAACAAGTGATACTGGCAATAGACCCCGGGAACCTGCAAAGTGCCTACGTGGTGATGGATAGCGATCTTCGCCCTCTTGAATTCAAAAAGGCGGAGAATGAGGAGCTGCTGGAGAGAATCCCGCGGCTGCTGGACAGGTATGAAGATCTGTCCCTGGCGATTGAGATGGTGGCAAGCTACGGAATGCCGGTGGGGGCGAGCGTGTTCGAAACCTGCGTGTGGATTGGAAGGTTCTGGCAGGCCTGCGACGTTCTTCCCCGCAAAGCCCTGGTATACCGCATAGACGAAAAGCTGACCCTTTGTCACGACAGCCGGGCAAAAGACGCGAACATTCGGCAGGCATTGATCGATCGCTTTGCTTACGGAATGCCGAACAAGGGGAAGGGAACAAAAAAAGAACCGGGATGGTTTTACGGGTTTTCCGCCGATGTGTGGCAGGCTTACGCCGTGGGCGTTACGTGCGCGGATATGATGGAAGGAAGGTATAAAAGAAGTGAAAGCCAGGGTGCAAAAAGGGCTGACATCTGAAACAAAAAAGTTGGTTCGGGAGTACGTGGACGGGTACGAAAAGGAAATCATGCGCCGCTTTATCAAGCTTTCCTGCGCGGCGCTGCATGATGATGAAATCGATCCGTTCGGCCCGAAAAAGCTTGCGCGGTACATCAAAAAAATCACACAGCTTGCGGAAACGCAAGATGAGATCTTGTGGTGGCATCTGGATCAGCTTTTGATCGACAGGTTGGGGCTGCCTTTTGAAAGGGAGAAAGAGGGATGAGTAGATCGGGAGGATACAAGTGCTATAACATCCGATGCGGAAGCTGCGATATGAGATCCGATTTGTGCGCGGTAGACTAAAATTTGGAGGAGCGAAAAACAGCGCTCCGTTCCCATCAATGGTAGTTGTGTTTCGGCCTAAGATGGAGATGCTGGAGGGGATGGAATGACCTTATACGACATTTTGCGTGCTACAAAATACTGGCAGAAGTTTTGTTGCTACGTAACAAACTCCTATGACCAAAATGTCCCCATAGGATTTGGAACACGCAGGGAACTCCTTGACGAGGAGCAGAACGACGAACTCTTTGATTACCTGATGTGCAATGTAGATAGCATCACCGTTACAAAAGATAAGGCGTTGCTGGTTCGCGTACGGGATGAGCATTTCAACCAACGGTTGGAAGAACAGTATGAATGCACAGGGAGATGGAAGGTATCAGACCCGAAAACAAGACCGTTCAAGTTCAGCAGCGAAATGGAGGATTGGGAATATCATGGCTAATCGTGGCGATGTAATCAGCGTGGACAGGCTGTGGGATATTTTTGACCTGGAACGGGAAAAAGCGTGGGAGGGCGTGGATGCGCCGGTAGGTTCCCCTGAGTGGAATATTGCCGCCAGGAAGATTGATGTAATTAACAACATCTGCTACGCAGTACACGATATGAACGCAGAACCGAGATCGAGCGCAGACCAGGCAGAAAAACCCGTGTGGGAGGAAACTACCAGCGTAGTACATACCGACTATGCGGATGGATCTGCGGATACAAGAACCATTAAACATGCGTCTTGGTGCTGCCCTGTATGCGATTGGTTTGTTGGGGAACAGGTAGAAGTGTTTGGAAGAAAGCACAATCAGCAGAAAAGCAACTTCTGTCCCAGGTGCGGGCAGATGATTGATTGGGAAAACGTGGAAAAGGAGGAGCCGTAATGACGTTGGAGGAAGCGATTAAGCTATTGAAGCAGTACCAGGGCTATGAACCGATGTCCCCAGATGGAGAAACGCTAAAGCATGCCTTTGACCTAACGGACGAAACCGTTGACACCCTTCTCACCGCCCTCCGCCCCGTCAGCCGGGAGCAGGTGGAGAAGGTATGGAGTCCGTGCAATTTCTGCGCTGGCGCAAAATACATAACCGGGGGAGTTACAGCGGTCTATCCAGTGAGTGAAACGCACCAACAGGAAACCCTTGCAGAAAGGGATTTTGACTTTTGCCCGGTATGTGGCCGCCCAATAACGGACGCGGCCGTGGACATGGTGATGGAGAGATTGGAGGAGCAGAGATGATTGCGAAGAAATGTGACCGGTGTAAAAAGTTTTACGAGGATTACAGGGACGAAGAAACCGGAAGCAATGCAATAAGGCTAATGCGCCGGAAAGCGGGGGAATCCTTATTGGGAAATGAAATTTTTGATCTCTGCCCCGCCTGCATGGAAAGCTTCAAAAACTGGCTGAAAGAAGGGGAGAGAGAGTGACAAACGAACAGGCACTTGCGCGGGCAAGAAAAGACGTGTGCCGGACAGAGCTTGACCTTTGCCACGCTCGCAACAGAAACGCCAAAGAAGAAGAAATGGTAGCGCTCGAGGCAAAGCTGGAGTACAGAAAATATGTGATGGAAGCGGTGGAAATATATGGAAGTAAAGGCGGAGCTGTTTCACGATAATTTCCAGAACTACAAAAAATACGGAATCCCAAAAGCACAGCTTGTGATTGCGGATATTCCGTATAACATCGGGCGAAATGCTTATGGATCAAGCCCTCAGTGGTGGAAGGGTGGAGACAGAAAGAACGGAGCCAGCAAAAAGGCCGGAAAAACCTTTTTCAATACCGATGAAAATTTCAAGGTGCCGGAGTACATGCACTTTTGTAGCAGGCTTTTGAAGAAGGAACCGAAAGCAAGAAACCAGGCCCCGGCGATGATCGTGTTCTGCGCGTTCGATCAGGACGAAATGGTGATAGAGTACGGGAAAAGGTACGGATTCATGCATCACTATCCGATCTTTTTTATCAAGCACTACTCAGGGCAGGCTCTCAAGTCCAACATGCGGATCGTCGGAGCCACCGAGCATGCGATTGTTTTGTACAGAGACAAACTGCCGAAATTCCGCAACGGCGGGAAAATGGTGTTTGACTGGTTCGACTGGATGAGGGACGGGAAAGACATCCCGAAAATCCATCCCACGCAAAAGCCGGTAAGAGTGCTCAAGCGGCTGATCGAAATCTTTACGGATCCAGGGGACGTTGTGATCGATCCGTGCGCAGGAAGCGGAGCCACAATCCGCGCGGCTTACGAAATGGAGCGGAATGCCTACGGCTTTGAAGTGGATCGAGGCTTTTATCAGCAGGCCATGAAAGAAATGATCGAGCCGATGAAAAAGCAGTGCAAGCAGATGCGCTTGGGGGTGTGAGGTGAAAAAGGAAGAACTGAAATCCCTCTACTGGCTGAAAAAAGAAATACAGCGTGAAAAGCTCAACAGCTCAGGCGGTAGCCGAATGAAAGAGCTGCAACGCCGCTATGACGAAATCCGCCGTGAGATCTACGCGGTAAAAGACACACAGGTGCGCGTGATTCTTCTTTTGCGGTATGTGGACGGTATGAGCTGGAAAAGCATCGCGCAAAGGCTGGGAGGGGGAAACGGCCCGGACAGCTGCCGGAAACTCGTGGAAAGATTCTTGCAAAAATGATAAAGTTGTCCGTTTTGTCCGTTTTTTGGTTGTATAATTATGGTGTAAAGATGATTGCACCTTTATATCCTCCTTTCTACCCATATATTTCCTAGCATCGCCCGGGGCAATCGCCTCGGGCGTTTGCTATTTCAGGGGGTGAGCTTACGGCAAAAGGAAAGTATGAGAGATGGATGCAGCCGGATGAGCTTATCCTTTTGGAAGGATGGGCAAGGGATGGCCTCACAGACGAGCAGATCGCAAAAAACATTGGCATTACATCCACAACGCTGTATGAGTGGAAGAAGAAACACAAGAAGATTTCTGACGCCCTAAAAAAAGGAAAAGAAGTCGTTGACTTTGAAGTAGAAAACGCGCTTTTTAAGGCCGCTGTGGAAGGAAACACGACAGCACAAATATTCTGGCTGAAAAACCGGCGGCCAGACAAGTGGAGAGAAAAGCCAAAGGAAACGCCGCCCGCAGAAGAAGTGAACGATCGGTTTATGGAAGCCCTGCAGGAAACTGCCACAGAGGATTGGGGGAAAGACGATGTTTAAATTTCGCCCATTCTCCCGGCAGCAAAGGCGGCTGCTCAACTGGTGGGCTGATGGAAGCCCCGTGCAAAACGCGCAAGGCATCATCGCGGACGGAGCAATCAGAAGCGGGAAAACGCTGGCGATGTCACTTTCCTTTGTGCTTTGGGCCATGCACACCTTTGACGGGCAGAACTTTGCCATGTGTGGCAAGACGGTGGGCAGCTTCCGGCGAAACGTGCTTTCCGGCTTGAAGCAGATGCTTCCCGGCCGCGGGCTGCTTGTGGAAGAGCACAGAGCGGAAAACCTGCTGATCATCCGGCAAGGGAAAAGAGAAAATCGCTTTTATCTTTTTGGCGGGCAGGACGAGCGCAGTCAGGACTTGATCCAGGGCGTGACGCTGGCCGGGGTGCTGCTTGATGAAGTGGCACTCATGCCGGAGAGCTTCGTGAATCAGGCCACAGGCCGCTGCTCTGTCCCCGGATCAAAGTTCTGGATGAACTGTAATCCCGGCGGGCCAACACACTGGTTCAAGCAACGATGGATTGACCAGAGAGAAGAAAAAGGGCTGCTCTATCTTCACTTCACGATGGATGATAATCTTAGCCTATCGGAAGAGATCAAAGCCCGATACCGTGCCATGTACGCCGGGGTTTTCTTTTTGCGCTACATCAAGGGGCTTTGGGCGCTGGCCGAGGGCCTCATATACACGATGATTACGGAGGAAAACTTTTACACGGATGAAGAGTTCCCGCCCCACATCGTGAACACTGGCTTGCGCATGATAGCCGTGGACTACGGCACCACAAACCCGTGCGTTTTCCTCGACATTTGGGATGATGGCGAAACGCTTTGGGCGCACAGGGAATGGCGCTGGGACAGCCGTTCACAAGAAGCGCAGAGAAGCGGGAACCCGCAGAAAACGGATGCGCAGTATGCAGACGCGATGCAGGAGTTCATGGGGGAAGACCCGGCACGTCAATGCTCGATCGTCGTTGATCCCTCCGCTGCTTCCTTCATCACGGAACTGCGCGGACGAGGCTGGATTGTAAAGGCGGCAAACAACGACGTTTTGGACGGAATCCGCGTCGTGTCGGCGCTGCTGGCACGCAGGCGAATTAAAATAAACCGAAGCTGTGCCGGGCTGATTGCGGAAATGCAAAGCTATGTATGGGACGATAAAGCCGCAGAACGCGGAGAAGAAAAGCCGATCAAGCAAAAAGACCACGGGCCGGATGCGCTCCGGTACTACTGCAACACCATCTTGCCAAAATGGAGGCGATCAATCTAATGGCGAAGAAAAGAAGGGGCACGCCTCCGAAATCGGTGGCGACAACGGACGCATACAGCAACCCCGCTGCGCGTTTAGGATTTGGCACGCTGGATCTCATGCAGGCCACGTCCTACCCGCTCACAAGGCTGACGCAAAACTATCAGCTGCTCACAAGCTTGTATCGCGATAACTGGATCGTGCAGAACATCGTGAACACGATTCCCCGCGACATCGTGCGCAAGTGGTACGAAGTGAAAAGCGGCATCGGCCCGGATTATCTGGACGAGCTGGCGAGGCTGGAAAGAAAAACGCACCTGCGGAAAAAGATCTTGGACGGTATGTGCTGGGGCAGGCTTTACGGCGGAGCCGCGGGAATCATTCTTGTGAAAGGGCAGGAAGATTTGTCTGAGCCGCTCAATCTTGATGCTGTCATGCCGGATTCCTTTATGGGGCTTGAAATCCTCGACCGGTGGAGTGGCGTATATCCCGATTCTGAAATTGTGAGAGATCCGGCTGATCCTGACTTTGGTCTGCCAGAGTACTACACGATTAGAGACGAAGCATCACAATCCATCGCTTCCCGCGTGCATCACAGTCGCCTTGTGCGCTTCATCGGCCGCAAACTGCCCTGGCTGGAAGAAGTGGCGGAGGTGTACTGGGGAGAAAGCGAAATCGAATCCGTGTATAACGAAATTGTTCGACGCGACAACGCGGCCGCGAACATCGCGTCGCTGATCTTCCGGGCAAACATCGACACCTTGCAGGTGGACGGCCTGACGCAGCTTATAGGCGGCGGGAACGTGGAAGCCAACCGCCGGTTTTATAACACGCTGGCGGCGCAAAGCGTGATGGAAAGCAATTTCGGCAAGCGAGTGATCGACAAAGAGGACACCATCACGAACACTCAGTACACATTTACCGGGCTGCCGGAGGTGTACGACCGCATCATGATGGACGTTGCAGGCGCGGCAAGAATCCCCGTGACAAAGCTTTTCGGACGCTCTCCCGCTGGCATGAACGCGACGGGCGAAAGCGACATGCAAAACTATCTGGACTATTTGGACGGTGTGCGCGAATCTGAGTTCCGGCCGGTAATCGAAAAGCTGCTGCCTGTCATGGCGCTCTCCGCGTGGGGCGCGATTCCGGATGATCTGGACATTTCTTTCCCGCCGCTCTCTACTCCGGACGCGAAAGAAGTCGCCGAGATTGCTAAAGCCAAAGCGGAAACGGTGACGACAGCTTATCAGGCCGGGCTGCTCAATGTGGACACGGCGCAAAAGGAGCTGAAAAAGCTCGAGGACGAAACCGGGCTGTTCGGCAGCATATCGGACGATGAAATCGCTGCGAACGCTGGGAAGAGTTACGCCGATGCCACGGCTTTGCATGACCCGCTGGCTGGGCTGGGATATGGGGAAGAAGTAAATGGCGCAAATACAGAGAGCACCGAATGAGAAAGAACTTGAAAAGCTGATCAGCATCTACCTGAAAGCGGAAACGGACATCATCAACGAGATTTCCCGCCTGCGCTCTTTGGGCCTCGTGGACTATCATGCCGTCGCGGCTCTGCAGCGCGTGCAGGAAATCTTGCGCAAGATGGAATTCGACTGCTGGGAATACGTGCCGAAGATGATCGAAAAAATGTTTTACGTCCGCGTGCCGGAAGCCCGGAAAGAGCTGGAAGTGCCGGAAACGGAAACAAAACATCGTGCAGGCTATGAAAACGCCGCAGTGCTCACCAGCACGCAAACCAGCGTTGTGCAGACGCTTGTCCAAAACTTGATGGGCGAAATCACGGACGCCGAAATGACCGTGATGGGATCTCTGCAAAGCATGATTGTTGGCCGCATCGAGCCGGACGTATACCGCAGAACCGGCCTTGAAATCGTTGCAGGGATGCAGGCAACGGGCAAAGGATTTCAGGCCGCCGTGCCTCAGTTCGTGGAGCAGCTCCGCCGAGAAGGTGTGACCGCGTTTGTGGACAAGGCCGGAAGGAAATGGAGCCTGCACACGTACTGCAGCATGGTGACGCGTACAACGTCCAGACAGGCCGAAGTGTTGTCCGTGCTCACTGCAGACGAAGAGCACGACCTTTACAAGATTTCAAGCCACGGCACCACCTGCGCCCTGTGCGCGCCTTTTGAGGGACGGGTATACAGTAAAAGCGGGAAAAACCCGGACTTTCCCCCACTGTCGGATGCTTTCGGGAAGATTGATCCGAACGGCGCGAACGACCTGACAAACACGTACTTAAACATACATCCGAACTGCCTGCACGTGCTTACCCCGTGGACACCGGTCGGCAAGACGGAAAAGCAGATCCAGAAAATCAAAGACTTTTCAAGCCCGGAGAAAAATCCTTTCGACAAAGACCCGCGCACAAAAAAGCAGATTGACGCCTACCGGAGCAAAGAGCGCAGGCGGGCAGAATGGCTGCGGCACTATAAGCTCTGGGAAGATTATAGGCTTGCCCTGGGCGACAAGGTGCCGAAAACCTTCGAGACTTTCCAGAAGCATTTGAAGGCAAAAGACGACACCTATAAAAGCTGGCGCAAGGCCATGAGGGAGCTGAAAAATGAACCAGACAGCGATCAAAACGATTGAAAAAATCCTTTCCAAAGGTGACCGGGCGGAAGTCATCCCCGGCCCTGCAGGCACGGTGAAGGTGCTGCGCATCCGCCGGGAAGTGGCATACAAGCCGGATGTGCCGGAAAAGAAAGCGGCAGAAAAATAATTCTCCTCTCCCTATTGACATTTGCTAGCAAGTATGATATATTGCTAGCAAGGGGGTGATAAGGTGTCTCCGAGTAACAAGCCTGAGTACTATCGAAAGCGCCGTGAAACCATCGGGCAGTTCAGCGTTTCCATCCCGCGCGAAAAACTCAAAGCATTAACTGAAAAGCTCAACGCGCAGGGGAAAACAAAAACCCAATGGCTGAACGAAAAAATCGACGAAGAACTCAGAAAATAAAAAATGGCGCTCGCCATCCCGGAAAGAATCAGCGAGCGCCCGTATCACCACAGCGCCAAAAGGCGGAGGGTAAATTTATTATACCCTCCCCGGCGGCGCTTGTCAATCAGGAGGAGAACCATGACAAGACTGCAGGAAATTAAAGGCTATATCCGCCGCACAAAGATCCGCGATGCAAAGCGCTATGCACTGGAAAGCAGGGACATTCCGGTTTTCCGCGAGCTGGCGAATCGTGACACTTACGAAGCCGTTTTCATGGCTTTTGAGTACGGACGCGCGAAAGGCTACCGCGCCGCAAAGAAGGAGGCGGAAGCATGAAAGCAGCGTACATCAAAGGGATCATCGCGTTACTGCGAAAAGCTGATCTTTCTCAGCTCCGCGTCATGTGGGCGTTTGCAAGCCATTATTTGAAGGAGGAATGATAAATGAATGAACTGACTGTTTTTAACAACCCGGATTTTGGAGATCTCCGCATAGTGAGAATTGACGGGGAACCGTGGTTCGCAGGGAAGGATGTGGCGTTGGCGCTGGGATACAACAATCCGCAGAAAGCGATTCGGGACCATGTGGATGCAGAAGATCGGACGGTGAACGAATCGTTCACCGTCAACGGAACCGCCGTCACGCTCATCAACGAATCCGGCCTGTACTCCCTTGCGCTTTCCAGCAAGCTTCCCACGGCGAAGAAGTTTAAACGCTGGGTGACGAGCGATGTGCTTCCCTCCATCCGCAAGCATGGCATGTATGCCACAGCGGAAACCGTGGAGAACATGCTGGCAGACCCCGATACCGCCATCCGGCTGCTGAACGAGATCAAGGCGGAGAGGGAAAAGCGCGCGGAGCTGGAAGCAGAGCGCGAAGCCAACCGGCCAAAAGTGATCTTTGCGGATTCCGTGGCGGCGTCGAAAACTTCCATTCTTGTCGGGGAGCTGGCAAAGCTGCTCAAGCAGAACGGCGTTCCCGTGGGACAGAATCGACTTTTCGAATGGATGCGCGAGAACGGCTTTCTCATCCGCCGGAAAGGCTCAGACTTCAACATGCCCACACAGCGCGCAATGGAGATGGGGCTTTTCGAGATCAAAGAGACGAGCATCACGCACGCCGACGGGCACACGAGCATCAATAAAACTCCGAAAGTAACAGGAAAAGGACAGCAGTATTTTGTAAATGCCCTTATTGCCAAAAACAAGAAAAGTGTGGTATAATAAGGGAAAGAAAACCCATCTTTGGAAACTGAATCGTCTCCCGGCTCTAAACGGTGAGCCGGAAGGGCTAAAAGGGGCCAGCTTGTAGAAATACAGGCTGGCCTTTTTTGTTATATCGCATGCCATAAAGAGATACGGCAAAGAGCCGAGAGGGGCTGATCATCCGGGAAACCGGACGGTCGGCCCCTTTTTTATTTTCCAGAAAGGAGGGCCCCGAATGGATGAGTTTGTGCGGTTGCTGCAGCAGGCAATGGCGGACGAGCTGAAAACGCAGCGCTTATACACCGCAACGCTTTTGATTGCGCCCAGCGAGGATGACAAGGCAAAGCTTCTTGAAATTTTCGCGGATGAAGTGGATCACAGCGCGATTTTGGCAGACATGCTCACGAAGTACACCACGGGCACGCCTGGGACGGTGGCTGAGCAGCTGGGAGGGGTGAAGTAATGCGCGCGTACTACGGCTATACGCTGTCCCCGAACCAGCTTGAAACAAATGAGGGATTTTTGATCTGCCGGAACGTGCCCATTTCCCGCATCGGGGATCAGGACTACATCGGAACGGAGATTGGCCTTGATGACGCAACGCTGCACAGTGTGCACCGCAAACCGGAAGAGGTTTTTTCGGATGCCGCACTTGCCAGCTTTGAGGGCAAGCCCGTGACGGATGACCATCCGCCGGAGCTGCTCACTCCCGACACGGCGCGCATGTACGAAAAAGGGCACGCGCAGAACATCAGGCCCGGAACCGGGCAATGGGAGGGCTATGTGCTCGCAGATCTCCACATCCATGACCGCGACTTGATCGAAAAGATCCAGAGCGGCAAGCGGGAGATTTCCTGCGGGTATGAGTGCGAGTACGTGCAGGAACCGGACGGCAGTTATTCCCAGCACAAGATCAGAGGCAACCACATCGCGGTAGTGGACAAAGGCAGAGCCGGGAAACGAGCTGCGATTCTGGATGCAGATACAACGCAGGCGCAGAAAGCGCCGGAAAGGACTGAAAGCATGAAGAAAAACAGCATTTTGCTCCGCCTTTTTGGCGCTGCGGCATCCGGCAAGAGCGATGAAGAGATCTCCCGCCTTGCGCAGGACACCGCCGATGCACTTGAAGGCGGCGCGGAGGAACCCGCAGAGGACAAGATCCCGTACAAAGAAAAGCTGTATGAATCCATCGATCCCGAGCACATGAGCGACGAGATGCTCGACAGCCTTGCGGAAAAGATTATGGCGAAAATGGCCGCGCGCAAGGAAGCCGAGGAAGCCATGAAAAAGGATGAAGATCCGCTCAAGGCGAAGATCGAAGAGCTGACCGGTGGCGAGGAGGAAGTGCCGGAGGATGACGGCGAAACCCGCACCGTGCCCGCCGAGGAAATGGACATGGGCAAGGCTTGCGGCATGGATAAGGCGCTGGCCTCCAGCATCCTGCGCGCGATGCGTCCCACGGTGGCGCAGATTCAGGATAAGAAAACGCGCAAGGCCGTTTCGGATGCCCTCATTCGTTGTGTGACCACGAACGACGGCGCAAGCGACATTGCCCGCATTATGCAGGCGGCACACCACAACGCGGAGCGCGCCGCAAAACCGAAGCAGATGAACCTGGATGAGATCCAGGCGCTCTATGATGCGAGAAATCCCCACAAGAACGGAGGCATGCACTGATGAATGGACAGGTAATCGGCAAAACCATGCTGCACGGGTACGCTGGCTCTTATGCCCGCCAGCCCGACATGATCGTTGACACGCAGCCCCTCACCGGAACTGCGAATGTGGCTTTTGGCCTTGGCCTCGTGGAAGATTCCGCGAATCCGGGCGCCGCAACGCTCCCCGGCGATTCTTCCACCGCCGCGCAGTTTGTGGGCGTTGCCCTGCGCGAAGTGAAGTCCGCCGTGGACTATCTCGATCAGAACGCGGGCCAGTATGTGCCGGGTGATCCGGTTCCCGTGATGAAGCGCGGTTGTGTGAACGTCCTTTGCCAGAACGGCACGGCACAGTATGGCGCGCCTGTGTATCTGCGCGTGAAGCTCAACGCCGGAACTTATCCGAACGCGGTTGTCGGCGGCTTTGAGGCTGCGGCAGACAGCACGAACAGCGTGCAGCTCACGAACTGCCAGTGGGCAGGCCCGGCGGATGCGAACGGCATTGTCGAGATGCGCATCCTTACCATCCTGAATCCGTAAAGGAGGAATTTAAATGGCTTTTCAGAACGTAGGCACCTTTGACCTTGGTGCGATTCCTTCCTCCCGCCCTGCTTCCCCGGCCGTTGCGATGAGTGACGCCGCTGTAGCGAGCGGACAGGCTTTCCTGATTTCCGAACTGGAAAAAAGAGACATGATGCTCCGTACTCCGCTCACTTCCTTCACCTATACGCGCGATCTTCCGATCCGTGTCGGCGGCGGCTGGGCTGAGTATGTGTCCGCTATGCAGGTGGGCTATGGCGTCACCGGCAGCTCCGGCGCGAACCTCGAGCAGGCCGGCTCCGCGAACGGCATCCCGATCGTGCAGGCGAACTTTGGCAAAGGCATTTTCAAGGCCCACGCCATTGCCGTTGCGAGCCGCATCATGTGGATCGACATGCAGCGCGGCAATATGACCGGGCGCAACATGGATTCCGTAATCCGTGACGGTGTTCGCATGACCTACGATAAACACATGGATGAGAATTCCTACATGGGCTTTTCCATCTATGGAACCACCGGCCTGCTCAATAACCCCGACGTGGTGGTGATCGACGCCGCCAGCAACGGCGCGACCTCCCCCAGCACCAAGTGGGCGGACAAAACGTCGGATCAGATCCTTGCGGACATCAACACCGCAATTCTCACGGCGTGGGAGCAGGCAGGATATGACCTTGACGCTGTGCCGAATCACGCGGTACTGCCTTTTGCACAGTACAACTACATCGCCACGACCAGGGTGTCCGACCTGGCCGAAAAGACGATCCTCACTTTCCTCATGGAGAACAACGTGGCGCGTCAGAACGGCAGCGACTTCTTTATCGGTGCGTCGCAGTGGTGCAAGGGCGCAGGCGAAGGCGGCACGGATGACCGCATGGTGGTGTACTGCAACAAAGAAAGATACATCGCCATGGACGAGCTTGTGCCGCTTTCCATGGGTATGACCGGCCCGAACCCCACCAACTTCTGCTACGACACCGCTTATGCGGGCAACGTTTCGGAAGTCGAGTTCTTCTACACCGAGCCCGTGGTGTACATGGACGGCATTTAAGGAGGGCAATCGCATGTTCGTTGTATCGAAGAAAAATTTCATCATCCAGAGAGCCGATGGCAGCAAGTACCGCATCGGCAAGGGCTACACCGGCGAGATCCCGGAGGACGTGGCGAAAGCTCGCCTTGTGCAGGCAGCTATCAAGGGCGGTTCGATCATCGCGCCGCCGTCCCACGCGGACAAGGACATCCGGGCGGCGGATGAATCTGCGGACAAGCCTGCCAATAAGCCCAAAAAGTAAGAAGGAGGGGAGCGATATGTGGTGGCCGATTTTTGGTAATCCTGCGCTCCCTTTTTTTGAAGGAGCACGAGCAGCGGCGGCCAACGTGCCGCAGCCCGGAGAACAGGGAACGTATACCAGCGCATACTTTCAGGAAGATTTCCCTCAGTTCTTCACTGTGCCCGCAGAAGAGCAGAAGGCGACGCCTCTTTTGCCGCAAACAATGCTGGATCTTTTCATCCAGCAGGCAAACGAAAGCGTGCTTCCCTCCCGATGGGGCAGCTTGTGGAGATACGCGGCCGGGCTGTATGTGGCGCACTTTTGCACGATCTACCTGAAAACATACTCACTCGGAAGCGAAAGCGGCGCACAGGCTTCAGCCAATGCCGCGCAGGTTGGCGTGGTGAAATCCTCCACGCTGGGCGATTCTTCCGTGTCCTACGACAACGCCGCCATTACGGCAGGCACGGAAAAGTGGGGCGCATGGAACGCCACGCAATACGGGCAGATGTTTGTCACACTCGCGCGGCAGGTAGGGATCGGAGGCGTGTATGTCATTTAACAGTATTTTTTCCAATGACTGGTACACGGACACGGTAGACATCTACCGCGTTTCTCCCGTTCTTTCCGGCGCGATTACCACGCAAGAGTGGCAGCAGGTGGCGGCAGGCGTGAAGTGCAGAGTGTACCGCAGCCAGATCAACGGCCTCAACATGACGGACACGGCAGCGCGAACACAGAGCACGGACAAGCTTTCCTGCGCGAACGGCATCGACATCCGGCCGGGAGATCAGCTCATGGTAACGCGCGGCGGCGCTCTCAACAGCGGAAATCAAGCGGAGCGGTATTTTGCCGGAAGTATCCAACACTTTTATGATCCGCTGGGCGGCGTCGTGACCGGGCTTTCTCATCAGGAGATTGGCCTGCTGCTCGAGCAGATAGCGGGGTGATACCGTGTCGAGCTTTGGCAGCCAGATCCGCAAGAGGCTGGATCAGCTCCGTCGCAACGGCGAGGATGTGATGAAGGTGATGCGCGAAGTAGCGCGAGACGCCACGATCAACGCCGTGGAAGCCGCGACAAGCATCACGCCGCCAAACGGCGCGGAGCTGAGCGGCACCAACACGCGGAGCGGAGAGCTTGCGCAGCATTGGGCGACGGACAGCAAAACGGAACCGGCCTTTGTCGGTGGCGCGATGACCACCTATCTTAAAAACGACAAGGAATATGCCTCTTACGTGGACAAGGGACACCGCATGGACAGGCACTTTGTTCCGGGGCTTGTGAAAAACGGCCCGATGCTCGAGTACAACCCGGACGGCAAAGGCGGCATCATGGTGGGCACTAAAACAACTTACGTGCCCGGAATCCACATGACAAAGAAGGGAATCGGCGCATACCGGCGTACGCTGCGCACGGAGCTGGATAAAAGAGTGAGAAAGGCGATGAGCAAATGACTTTCACAGCGGAAAACGTACTGCAAAGCATCGCCTCTCTTTTGCTCTCACAGTTTCCTTCCTATCCCATCTATATTTCTCAGGCCCCGGCAGTGGTGGATCTTCCCTGCTTCTTTCTTTCCCTTATGCCATCCAGCATTTTGGAAGAGCCGGACAAGCGCTTTTTGCGTGAAATCGGCGTGGACATCGTTTTTTTGCAGCAAAGGAACGTACTGAACCGCACGGAGCTGAATCTCGATGTTGCGGAATTTCTTGACTACGCGATGGACGTAATCACTTATGCTGACGGCTCCGGGGAAACGGTGCCGCTGCACTGCCTAGAAAGAGATTGGCAGATGCAGGACGGGGATCTTCACTATCAGGTAACGATCAAACAGAGAGTGGCACGGCCCACAACGCCGATCCTCATGCAGACGATGGAGGCGAACAATGTCACAGAAAAAGGAAACCAGTAAGAAATTCCCTGCGAAAGCACTGCTCAAGAGCAAGGCTTTCAAAGGCTATCAAAGAGATTTTGCAGCGGTGATCCTCGGCAACGGTGAGTACACCGTGGAGGAAGCAAAGGCGCTGCTCGATGAAAAGCTGAAAGGAGTGAAATAATGGCAGGCGGAATTTGGACTTCTCAGAACAAGACGCTTCCCGGCGTGTATATCAACGTGAAAAGCCAGGGAAACGTAAACGCCAACGTGGGCACCCGCGGCGTGGTAGCAATTGCCGAGCCGCTTTCCTGGGGGCCGACCGGTGTGGTGCAGGAAATCACGCCCGGTGAAAGCCTTGTGCCGTACATCGGCTATGACGTAACGCAGGCGCAGGCGCTTTTCCTGCGCGAGATGATGAAGGGCAGCAACGTCACGTCCGGCCCGATCAGCATCCTTCTGTACCGTCCCACCGGCACAAGCGGCGCCGCGGCGACCGGCAAGATCGGCGCGCTGACCGTTACCGCCCTATATGTGGGCGTTCGCGGAAACGACATTTCGATCATCATCTCCGAAGAGGTGGACAACGAGGGCACCTACGACGTGCAGACGGTGGTGGATGGCAGCATCGTGGACGATCAGGCCATCACGAATCTTTCTCAGCTTGTCGCCAACGCTTGGGTAAAGTTTTCCGGTACCGGCACCACCATCACGGAAACGGCGGGCCAGACGCTTACCGGCGGCGTAGATCCTATCGTTGCAACGACGGATTACTCGACTTTCCTGCAGGCGATCGAGCCGTACACCTTTGACGTCATTGCCTACGACGGAACCGAGCAGACGGTGATCCAGGCTTACGCCGCGTTTGCGGAACGTTTGAGCAACAGCATCGGGAAAAAGTGCCAGGCTGTAGCGGCCGGGCAGTATGCCATCGCAGCCGACAACGAGTACATGATCGGCGTACAGAACGGCGTGATTCTCGATGACGGCACCACGCTGACCCCGCAGCAAGCGGTTTGGTGGGTAGCCGGTGCGGAAGCTAGCGCTCTGTACTACCAGTCGCTCACTTATGCCGAGTACCCGAACGCCGTTGCCGCAAGCCCGAAGCTCACCGAATCCGAACTCACGGAGGCGGTGCAGAGCGGCGCTTTCTGCTTCATCGATGACTTCGGTGCGGCGCAGGTGTGCACGGACATCAACACGCTCACGACTTTCACCGTGGACAAGGGCAAGGAGTTCCGCAAGAATCGCCTGATGCGCGTTCTCATGCAGTTCAGCAATGACGTGTACGAGTATTTTGCCACAAACTACATCGGCAAGGTGGACAACAATGACGCCGGCAGAAACCTTCTCAAGGGCTGGATCGTGGGCTATCTCAACGAAATGCAGGCCAACAACGGCGTGCAGAACTTCACCGCAGAAGATGTGGAAGTGCTCCCGGGCAGCGAGGTTGACGCCGTTGTCATCAACGTTTCGATCCAGCCTGTAGACAGCGTGGAAAAGATTTACATGAGCGTGACGGTTTCCGTCAACGTGGAAACGGAGGCGTAATACATGGCTTTTTTGCTTGAAAGGGATGCGTTGAACGGCAAGCAGGGAAACGCGTTCATGACGCTCAACGGCCAGAACATTGAGATGTTTGGGCTCAAGAAGTTCCAGTCTGACGCCGAATTCCAAGAGACGGACTTCAAGGTGGTTGGCACGACGCTTGTGCAGAAGAAAACAACCGGCGTTTCCCTTACCGGCAGCATGACGATCTACTACGGCACGCCCTATTTTCTGCAGATTCTGCAGGAGTACATCAAGACGGGCAAAATGCCGTACTTTACCCTGCAGATCACCAACGACGACCCGAGCACAAGCGTCGGCACGCAGACCGTGGTGCTGTATAACGTGAAGCTGCAGAAGCTTCCGGTCGCCATGCTGGACGCCGACGCGGATTTCCTCGAGGAAGAGGTCTCTTTCTCTTATACTTCCCTCGAAGTGCTCAACTACTTTAACGACGCGCCCGCACAGCTGGGCTAAAGGAGGATAAAGCGTGAACAGTATCAAAGCATTTCTGCAGCCTCCCGTGATGGAGAACGTGGAGGAGGTTGTGGTTTCCAAAAGATTCGTTGACGATGACGGCAAGCCCGTGCCTTTCAAGGTGCGCGCTATCAGCCAGGAGATCAACAGCCGCTTGATGGCGAAGCACACGAAGAAGAAAAAGCAGGACGGCCAGATCTTCAATGAGCTGGACAACACGAAGTACATGGCCGCGCTCGTGGTGGCATGCACCGTGGAACCCGACTTTAAAAACGCGGAGCTGTGCTCCTACTACAAAACGGCAAACCCGGAAGACGTTCCCCTGCGCATGCTCAGTACCGGAGAGTTTGCGCGCCTTTCCAGAAAGATCCGAGAAGTCAACGGCATGATGGATGAGGAAGAGCTGGAAGAGGCAGAAGAAGAAGCAAAAAACTCGTAAAGGCGGACACGCTTGAATCCCGGCTTTGCCAGTATATGCTTGCAAATCATGGGATTCTTCCGTCCGCGGTAGTAAAGATCCCGCCGAAAGAAATGCTCATCATGTGGGAGCTTATCCAAAAAGAGGGGAGGGAGATGAAGAAGAATGCCCGCCATAAGTGAAACCTTAAAGCTTGTGGATCAGTTTTCCGCCACATATCAAAGCTTTCTCAGCTACACGGAAAGATCCGCCACGGCAGCGGAGAGCCTCGACAAAAAGCTCGATTCTCTCATGAGCCAGAGCGGCGCTCAGCTTGTGTCTGCAGCTCAGCGCACAAACGCTTTGCTCGAAGAGCAGTTGCAGACAGTGAAGCAGATCGCGAGTTCGCAGAATCAGCAGACAAACGCCGTGAACAGAACGCAGAGCGCGGCATCTTCTCTCCTTTCTACCGTGGGGAGAATCGCAGCTCTTTTTGGCGGCGCGCAGATCTTGGGTGCGGCTGTGCGGTACAGCGACAGCATGTCAACGGCCACCGCCCGCCTGAACCTGATGAACGACAGCTTGCAAACCACGGCGCAGCTGCAGGAGATGATCTATCAGTCCGCGCAGCGCTCCCGGGCAGCGTATCTTGATACGCTTTCCATTGTTTCCCGCCTCGGCCAAAACGCGAGAGACGCTTTTTCCAGCAATCAGGAAACGATCCAGTTTGCGGAAATTTTAAGCAAAATGTTCAAGATCGCCGGTTCCTCGCAGGAGGAAATGGCATCCGCTTCTCTGCAGCTTACGCAGGCGCTTTCTTCCGGCGTCCTGCGCGGAGAAGAGCTGAACGCCGTTTTCGAGGCAGCGCCAAACGTGATTCAGGAGATCGCCGATTACCTCGGCGTTCCCATCGGGCAGATCCGAGATATGGCATCCGAAGGGCAGATTTCGGCGGAAGTCGTGAAAAATGCACTGCTGAGCGCGGCAGATGACGTGAACAAAGAGTTTGAGAGCATCCCCCGCACTTTCTCCGATGCGTGGACAGAGATCGGGAACGATGCGCTTGTCGGGCTGCAGCCGCTCTTTGACGCCTTGCAAGACTTTGTAAACAGCGATATGGGACAAGGCGCAATCGAAGCTTTGGCGGTAGGCTTTTCTGCTCTTGGGAATGCCGCTGCAGGAGCCGTCAACGGGAGCGTTTCTTTGCTCTCATTTTTGGGCCAAAATCTCAATCTGATCATCGGCGTGCTTGCCGGCGTAGCGGTCGCTTTTTTTCTTATGAAGTTTCAGGCGATTGCTGCTGGAATCGCAAGCATCGCGTCGGCGGCGGCTTCTGCGGTTGCGTGGCTTGCCGCAAACTGGCCTCTTCTGCTCATTGTGGCAGCTGTGGCGGGAATGATCGTGATGTTTTCACAAGCCGGTGTAAGCGTTCAGGATTTGGGCGGGATCATTGGCGGCGTGTTTGGCACGATATACGCTGTAATCTACAACGTGATTGCCACCGTGTGGAACATTATAGCGGCATTTGCGGAATTTTTTGCCAATGTTTTCAATAATCCCCTAAGAGCGGTTGCGCAGCTTTTTTCAAGCGTTTTTGATGCGATTCTTGGGATAGTCGAAACAGTCGCCGGGGCCATTGATTCTCTGCTCGGAACAAATATGGCTGGCGCTGTCAGCGGTTTTCGCTCAAGCATGCAGTCGTGGGTGGATGAAAAATTTGGCAAAAATGAGATTCAAATTGATCGCATGGAACAGCTGGATGTGGCCGCTACTTCTGCAGAATGGGCAGCACAAGGGAGGAACCTTGGCTCTCAGATTCAGGGGCTTGGCGATCAGCTTGGTGGTCTTTCTGATATGCTGGGAAGCGGGCCTCAAAGCATAACGATGCCGGGGACAAGCGCATCCGGCCTTGGCGATCTGGATATCGGCAGCGTCGGCACGGTGGACAACGTGAAGAACGTGGACGGCGAAGTTTCCCTTTCGGATGAAAGCCTTGAAATTTATCGCGATTTGGCACAGCGCCGGTACATGGCGCAAGTCGAGCTGCAGACGCTTGCCCCTGAAATCACGGTGAACCTGCCTGCCGGGGCGAAGAATATCACGGCGCAGGACGTGGCCGACAAGCTGAAAGCCATGCTGATTCAGCAGATGAGCAGCCACACCGCAACCGCGCATTGATGGGAGGGAGATCATGAAGCTTTCAAGCAGCGCCGCGATTTATCTTGAGTTCGACAAGCACAAAATGCGGCTTCCCGTGAATCCCGAAGAACTCGAGATTTCCCATCCTACCGACAATCAGGATTTCGACATCATCGGCGTTGGACAGGTAGTAGTGCCCCGCAAGCCTTCCCTGCGCAAAATCTCATGGGAAAGCTGGTTTCCTTCCGTGTACTCCGACCCCTACGTAGCAGGCACAGACACGCCGGAAGAGTGGCACTACTTCCTCACAACCGCCATGCAGAAGCAGGTGGTGATCCGCTGCATCATTTCCCGCAGTGGCCTTTATGATACCAACATCTCGTGCGTGGTGGAAGATTTTACCACAACTGACAAAGGCGGTGAGCCGGGGGATATTTATTACTCGCTCACGCTGAGAGAGTGGAAAGACTACGCCCCGAAAACCGTGCAGATCATCCAGCAGCCCACGCCCACACAGCCCGCAGCGCAGGCAGCGGCACAGCCGGAGCGGCCGGTGGAGACGCCGACCCTCCGCGTGGG